GTTGCTCTGTCAACATGACATACCCCCTTATTAATTAGATGTATGTCACTATATTAGCTGATTTAGTTCATAAGTGATTGCGCAAATGACGCCACAAGCCAAACCAAGTAGAGCCATCCGCACGGGTCAAGAGTATTGTGCCGTTGTGGTAGCGCTTAATGTTCATCTTAACAGACATATTATCACGTTTTTTGCAACGCGCATTATCAGCCGTCATTGTTGCGCCCTACGCAAAAACGCCATGCCTAGACCGCCGATAAGCCACGACAGACCACTGATTGAGTAGTCGACAAACGGCAGGTGAGGCATACCAAAGTTGTCAGCAGCAATATCCAGCGCCCCCACAGTGATAGCAATGGTTGCCGTAGTGTATGTTCCGTAGCCTTTTGGTACAAAGCGTTCAACCAGCTTGTAGATGCTGCTTTTCTCGACCTCTGCCTGCACATTGCTATTGCTTGTAGCGCGTGTCGGCTGCACCGTCTCATAGTAGATCGGCATCGTTTCACCGTGGTTATCGGTGATGTATGTCACAGGCTTGTCCATTGGCTCGGCAACCACGACACTTTTATCAGTGTATTGCCCTAACCACATACTAACCTCCGTTTCGCGTCTAGTTTGCAATGCACGCAATACCCGACCACCAGCCTTGTCCCAGCGCCGCAATTGTGAGGGTACGCTGTCAAAGTCGCCTTCGTTAAGCAATCGCGCCAAGGTTGAACGCTCAAGCGCCCCCTGCCCAACGTTAAACGTCCACGATACAAGCGCGTCGAATTGATGTTGGTTAAGTGGTTGCTTGATAACGCGGCTTACTGCATCCTCGGCAATACCCAAATCATCAACAAGGATGTCATGGATGGATTCATACGACAACGCTTGCTTGATGTCGATCACACGCCCACTTGATAGCTGGATAGCGCCGCTAGATAGCTCATCACGGGTTAGCAGATGACCCACGCCAATGGTCGGCAATCCTCCTGCGTCGTTATAGATAACCGCTTTGCTACCCTCAAGCTGCATAATCATGCGCACGCCCAGCGCTGATGTTTTGCTCATAAAAAATCCCCATGTTTAGATGGGGATAGTATTGATTGCTTTGGGGTTTTTAGCAAGAGGGATTACAAGCCAATCAAGGGGCTTTCTGCTAGAAGCAACGCAACGTCGGATTGTCCGGCAAACATGCCCAATACACAAAACCAGTGGTCGGGTGCAGTATATCGGTATCCCGCCAATGCTGCTTTTTGAGCTGCTCCAACGTGGTTACATTGCGCTCTTTCTCCAATAATGCCTTTGACCGTGGAGTCTGCAGGTTCAGCTTTTTAACCATTCCAGTGCTTACGCTGTTTTTGCCTTTTGCATTACTCATGTTGGTTGTCTCCTATGTGTTGTGTAATAACTTGCACGGCTTCAGCAGCTCCTTTGCATACTGAAACTGAGTATCCAGCTTTTTTTAAGCGGTCATGCCAGTATTTTTGCTGTGGCGATACGCTACTGCCTTTAACGCGCTTCATCTCGATGAAAAGCTGCAGTGATGGAAAAAACAGGTCGGGAACACCAGCCTTTACCCCTTCGGCTTTGAGCTTTTTCGCAACAATCACGTTGCGCTCTCCGCCGTTGGGGATGGCAAAATAATCCAGCCCCGGATGGTTGATGGCAAGCCAGCCGCAAAGGCTGACCTGCTCGTTATGCTCTGTTGGTATCGCCATTAGATTGAACTTAGGCTGTATGTGTAGCGGCGGATTGCGTCCGCCATATATTCAGCCGTGTCTAAGTCATCGTCACGCAATGCGCGTGTTAGTGTGCCAGTCAGGATTAGGATTAGACGCTTGGTTGCTGCGAAGCGACGATCAGATGCCAATTGCTCACGGCTCTTTTCATCAACTTTGTTTGCGTATGCGATCAAATCAGCCATATCCCAGCCTTGGGTATGCCCATGGCAATCCATGTGCTCGATCAAATCAAGCGTGGAATCCAGGAAATTGCAGCGTTCTTCTAAGATGTCGCGTGCTGTTGCGTTTGGGTCGTTAGTGTATTTAATGCGTTTCATTTTTTCGGTCTCCGTGTTGTGTTGTTGAAAGGGTAATGTGTTTTTATGGGTTAATTATAAGAAAGTGTCGGGCGCTTGTCAAGGGATTATTCGGCATCCTTGAAACAGGCAAGCTTTCTGTATTTGAAAGCGGGCTTTCCCGTCGCCGCTGCTACCTCTGCCAACGTGTGACCAAGCATCAGCATATTAAGCGCGGTGATTTTATCGGCTTTGGTTATTTTGGTGGCTTCGTTGTATGCCTTCTTCTGCTCTTTGTTCGCTTCGCGGTACGCCTTCTTCTTCTCCTTTATCTGCTCCTTATTCGCTTCGCGGTACGCCTTCTTCTGCTCCTTATTCGCTTCGTAGTACGCCTTTATCTGCTCTTTGTTCGCTTCGTAGTACGCCTTTATCTGCTCTTTGTTCGCTTCGCGGTACGCCTTCTGCTGCTCCTTTATCTGCTCCTTATTCGCTTCGTAGTACGCTTTGTAGTACGCCTTTTCCTTCTCTGGGTCTGTATACGCCATCTCAAAAACTCCTATGCTTAATCTCACAAAAATCACCCGCTTTCGTCCACGCAATAGCGCGGGGCGTTTTGTGCATCTGCTTTTCAAACGCCTGCAATACGCCTTCTTTGGTTTTAAGCCCGGCAATGCCAAGATCAACCAAAATTGAGGTAGAACGCTTGCGCAAAAACGCACTAGACGCGCCTGGGTTAATGTATTCCTCGACTTGCTTGCCGCCATCCAACCAATAAGTGATTCCCACAGCTTTCTCCGTCATCCGTGCTGTAACGCGTACAACCTGCCCTTCGTGCAACTCGGTCTCTTTGCGTAGCTTCTTGATTGCCACGCCCTCTGCTTTGAGTGCCAGCTTCTCGTTAGGGTCGATCAGCTCTTGACCGCAATGCACGCACTCACGCGCCGACAAGGCATTCTCGCCTGCACAATTTGGGCATTCACGGAAGTTCCAGCGGTGGCTACACTGGATAACCTCATGTGCCGTCTGGCGCATCCCGCCACACCGTTGCCCCATGTGAGCCGCTATCGGCTCTCCGATCTCATTGATAATGCGCTCTCCAAGAGTCCCCAAAAAATAGCCATTGGCATCTATCTCAAAGTTGTCAGGATTAGGCTTGCCACCAAATTGGTTTGTGTGGTTGCAAACAGGGCAAACCACATCCAGCCGCTCACCCTTGGTTGTTGCCTTTGACCTAATTTCAGGGTCAAACACATCACCAGCGGGGGCGTGTCTCTCCAAGTTTTCGGCGTAATCCAAGATCATCACCTTGCTTTTGCCATCCAACAGTCGCAGGCCGCGCCCAATGATTTGCAGCATCAGACCCGGTGATTCTGTGGCTCTTAATATCGCTACCGTTCCGACGTTGGGGGCGTCAAACCCCGTAGTGAGCACTGACACATTAACCAAGTAGCGTAATGTGCCTGCTTTAAAATCCTTGAGGATTTGCGCCCGCTCTTTTTTGCCCGTCTCACCCGTCACCAGAGCCGTTTGGTCGGCTGGCAATGAATCTACTATCTCATGGGCATGGTTAATGCTTGCCGCAAAAAACATGACACCTAAGCCCGTCTGTGACCTGCTCACTGCATCAGCCACGATGTCAGCCGTAAGTCTCCCCTTGCCCTCGAATACCTCGGCAACTTGCGCTGCGTCAAACTGACCACGGCTGTTAAGGACTAGATCATTGCCGCCGTAATGCACACCCCCACTATAAAATTCCGGCATGGTCAGATAACCACGGTCGATAAGCTCACGGGTTGACACGCGGTAAACCAGCTTTGCAAAGAATGGCAGTTTGTCGGGATTTTGGCTTATGGTTTCTGGCGGCATTGGCTGACCGTCTAAACCAAGTTGGTATATGTACCCATCACTGAGACGGTACGGCGTTGCGGTCATGCCGATCACCCGCAAGTTAGGGTTAGCTTGACGCATCAAGCCTATGATTTTGCGCATGGTCGGATTAGTCTGATGAGCCTCATCTATCACCACCGCAGAAAAACCGCTGGTAAATCCGTCAATGCCGTTAAGTACCGACAATGGCGTGCCGAATACCACATCATGACGCGTGGATTTTATGCCCACTGATGCGCTGTAAAAGCTCGCTTTGTTTCCATAAGCCACATACTTTTCAAAGTTTTGCTCTACAAGCTCTTTTGATGGGGCAAGCACAAGCGTCTTTTTGCCGCTAATAGCGTTAATCTGCATAGCAATGTTTGCCGCTACCAATGATTTACCAGCCCCAGTGGCAAGGTCTAAGCAGCATGACGTTGTGTGCTTGCGAATGTGGTTAATAGCAGCGTCTACGGCTGCTTGCTGATAGTCTCTAAGGATGTACATGTTGTTTCTCCGTGTTGTTGCATTGATTATAATATGTGTCGGGCGACTTGTACACAATAAAAAGCCCCGGTTAAGGGGCTTCTTTTATAGTTGGGTTTCGCTAAAAGGGAATATCAAAGTCCTCAAAATCCTCAAACTTCTGATTGGTCGGCGCTTGACGTGGCGGGGGCGCTTGCCGTGGTTGCTCTTGCGCCGCTCCTTCTGACTTGATTCCTGCAAACTCCATATCAACCATTGTTGAAGTCAGCTTAGCGCCGTTAGTGCCATCACGCTTTTTGTACTCTTCGAGCTTGAGGTCTTTGAGGTGCGCAACAATAGCACTGCCTTTAACCAAATGTTTTGCCAATCCCTCAGCTTGCTTGCCCCAGATTGCTGCCTCAATCCACGTAGTTGTTTTGCGGTCTCCAAAACCAATGGTGAAAGCAAGAGCCACATTGCACACAGCCATATTGCTACTGGTATACTTTAGCTCTGCATCGCGTCCGATACGCGCTAATCCTGACATAATCATTATGCTCGTCTCCGTGTTGTTGGTAAGGAAGAAGGTGACCCATACTTTTTTACAGTCTCCCAATAATAATCCGCGTGAAGCTCTGAAATGCGCTTCAGCCGCTCTATGCGCTCTAAATCGGCTTGCGCGTCAATCAACTTTTGCTCGTACTCTAAAACCTTCTGCTTTATGTCCATGTCAAACTCCCGTGATTTTGCGCAAGCAATTTTGCGCGTTGCTGGTTGCTGCATCCAGTGCAGCTATGTATTGCTCATTGCGCGTGTGGCGCTCGATAAACAACTGATGCTCTGCCGGATATAGTGGGCAGTAGCTGATAAAATCGCACCACTTCCGACCAGACACAAACAAAAAACCTTGGACTTGAGCCGCGTGCTTAGCTGGTGTTTTGCCCTCAATCAGTGTTTGCATATGCGTCCACGGCTCTGGGCTTTTGATCTCAATACCGCCATCTTCACCGATCAACCCATCTGGACTACAACCAGGTGCGAAAGGTTCATCGCGCTCAATGATAAAACCGCACTCGGTAACGGTATTGCCTGTCATCAATTCGTACAATTCACGCGCCGCTGGTTCGCGTTCCGTGCCGTTGCGCATTGCATCAGTTTCAAAGAACGGCTTTTTGTTGCCGTAGAATGCCGATGCAAGCTCTGCAATGTAAGCCGTTGCGGTAGATGATGGTTTACCCGCTGGCGTAACCAAGTCATTAAAACGTGATGCGGTAGGTCTGCCACGTAGGGCAAACCATTCCTCGGAGTGCTGCTGTAAATCAGGGTAATAAATAGCCATCACTCACCCCCCAACGTGTTAGCAATTTCTTCCTTGGCTTTAGCTGCTGCTGCTGCTGCTTTGGTTGCTGTGGCCTTTTTAGCAGTTGCCATCACGTCGGAGAACGCTTGCAGTGGGATTTCTTCGATACAGCCAACCTTCAAAGACCGTGCCAACCATGCAACGAATTTGCTTTCGTCGCTTCCTCCGTTTGATAGCTCAGCGCGTAAGCTGTTTGCCTGACCTGTTGTGATGGTTTCAGCTTTTTGCGGCTCTGGTGCAACAGTGCCAGCGTCGTACAAGTCGCCGCCTTTATGCCACAAATCCAACGCTACACCAAAGCGCATAGCAGCGTTGCGCAACGCATCGCCAATGGCTTCCTTGATAGCGTTACCGCCCTTTTTGTCTTGAGCATCGCCGTATCCGTAGCGGGTAACACCGCCAATGGTTAAAGCAATCCACATCTCAACGCCAGAACCAACCATCGGCAATCCCAATGATTGCGGGTTAGCAACTGGATTCCAAGTCCATTCAGGGTCTGCTTGTAACAAGCGGTCTGTCAGTGCTGCGTGACCGACGTATGACAAGCCCGCTTTAGAGCCTGCGTTTCTTGGAAAAGTGCTGATCTGGTGCGGTTCAAATGTTTTGCGTAAAGCCGCTTGCATTTCTGGTGTCATTTCAATGTCTCCATGTTGTGTTGTTGAAAGGGTAATGTATTTTTATGTGTTAATTATCGTATAGTGTCGGGCGACTGTCAATGATTAAATGCCGACGTTGCTTCATCAATTAACTGCTGCTGCTTTCCCATTGGAAGCTGGTCAAATCCGGGATGGTTGGCACGCAACATTGACGCGATGTCAACTGGCGCATCAGCATAAACCTCTTGTGTGGGTGCATCTGCCTCTACCATGGGGGCGCTACCATACTTGGCTATCAGCACACCACCAGCAAACAATGCAGCCGCTACTGCCGCTATAATCACCTTAACGTTGCTTTGCGGGGGCGCAACCTCCGGCTGGCTGGCAACCATTGCCGCCGTCTTGCGTACTAACTCTTGCCGCTGCTTTGCCAAATCATGCGCCTTTTGAGCCGCTGCTAATTTGCGCTGTTCGTCGTACAAATCAGGGAATGCAGGCTTAACCACACTGGTTAGCATCGTCACTACTGCATCGCGGGGCGCTTTGTGCTTTGCTGCTAGGTCTGCCCATACAAAGCCGTTACCTTCCTTGGAATCAACTACTCCGATCTGCACTAGCAAAACAAACGCGTGATTACGCGCCCAATGCTGACTAATGCCGTTGCAATGCTCCGCCACATACTCACCTAACTGCTTAGCATTCGCGTGTTTGTTCGGGGCAATCTGTTTGAGCATGATCATCAGTGCTGTGGTTTGTGTACTTGGCTCAATGTCATCCATATGCAAGCGTACAAACGCTGCCACGGCATCGCGGACGGATGGCTTGCTGATGTGGCTCTTAACCAACGCAGCGAGAACACGGCGATGCTTAAGCGCGTCCTCGGCTTGCTTTGTGCATGTCTGCATTGCGCCTGCCAGTTGGTCGAATGGGTCAATTGTCATGGTAGTGTCTCCGTGTTGTTATTAGTATTGTATAATGTGTCGGGCGATATTGCAATCAAACAACCTCACGCCCCAACGTCCGATAGCCCAACACACGCGCTTTAGGGTAGCTCTCAATGCTCACCTGATTGTTCTGGTTGCCACCCAGAATTAGGACGTTATCCCCACTTTCACCATAGTAATAGCCAACGTGCCCGCGCCAATCGCCTTTACTACCACGCCACAAAACCACCACATCACCCTTACGTGGTGTGTTTGTCGCCTTGCCCCACTCCAGAAATGACCGTGCATTGTCCTTGCCAGTGCCAGTCATGCCAGCTTTGCGCAATGTTCCATTAACGAAACCAGCACACCACGCATCACCAACAGGGTCAAACCCTACGATCTGGCGCAATTGCAGACGATCATCGCGCTCATGCAAGCCTAAATAGCCCTTGGCAATCTCTACCGGGCTGCCAGCGTCAAACACATCAGGTACGGCACTTTCGCCGATAGCCGCATACTCGCTAGCATACGCGCCCCCTTTGTTGGTATTGCGCCCATGCAGGTAGTAATCGACTGCAGCGCCGATTCCTTGCAAGTGAGCCACAGCCACAAACCCAGCAGTTCGCTTTGGGTTATCAGCACGCAACACGCCACGGGCGAAGCCTTGGTCGATGTTGAATTGTGCCAGCTTGACGAAAAAACCATCCTGTATTGATGGCGTAGACATAAAGCTGTCAAAGTCTACGCCAGCCGTCCAATTTTGGTTGTCCTGCAAAAACGCCAGATGCTTTGCACCACAACTGCCGGATTTGACGCAATCAGGCGCATTGTCAAACGCCTCGCGGTGAATGTAACCAGTTTGAGTAAGTGCAGCCGCTCCACCTTGCCACGCGCCGATATAGCCTTTGGTGTTCCAAATAGCGTAATTAGTGGATGATTCACGCTGTCTGATTTTGATCATCAGTTGGGCAGTCATGGCATTGTTTAGACCGCGCAACTGTTGCCCCCATGCCATATTAGGCTTTGCGTATTGGATGGATGCTAACCACGCGCCAACTGCCTCACCTGCGTAACGGGTGTAAGTGTAAGCGTCTTTGAGAGGGGCGCTTACAGGCGTTCCAGCGTCTTGTAGCGGGTTA